ATATCTGGATGTTCAGGGCATTCGGGACATGACATTTCAATATTTGATAATTCATTTTCTAGTTTTTCTGCGCTATCAGTCATAAAATAAATCATGACTCCAATTACAACTAATAAGAATAATGTTACAAATTGTAAAATTTCATTGTATTCTCTTGGATTAAAAGAATAATTAAACATAACTATAATCTAGTAATATAAATTTATTTTATTATAATTTAACAAAATATTCATCCCTTAAATCAATCATTACTTTATCAGATAAAGGTGTTTTAAGATAGTCAATAAAAGATAATCCTTCTAACATCTTCTTAATAAAATGAATTGAAAACATACCACATTGACTATTTTGTTTTTGAAAAGGAATATCATTGTAAAAATATCTTAACTCACGATTACATGTTTTACCTTGAGATTGTAATTTATGAACTAATTCTTTAATTTCATCCGATGGTTTATGACCAAAACTATCAAAATAATAAATACCTGGTTGTCCATTTAAATTTGTACCATTTAAATCAACATACATAGATATCCAATGTTTACCATCTTTAGTACTAGGATCAGTATTAAATACAATACCAATTTTATGTTCCTTATTATTTAAATGTTTCTTAATATCAATCGAACATAAATTACTGACTGAACATTTTTTAAAATCAATCGGGACAGCTCCATAAAAATAAAAATTTTCATCATTCATATGTTGTTCTAAACAATCCTCTATTTCAAATGTTGTTAACCATTCATTATAATCTTTAATCCATTTCTTAGGCATTAGTGGTTTAAAACTATCTTTAAATTCTTTTTTCTTTGGCCCTAATTCTTTCATTAATGTTTTTATTTTCTGCCAACATGCTTCTGAAGAACATTTTGATATTTGTTGTATATTTTCACAAACATCACCATGAATATCTTCTGGAGATTGATTCAAATCAATTTCATATAATTTTTTCTTTTTCTTACACATCTTATTTAATGCTTTAGCTATCTGAATAACAAGATCATCATCCAAACAAGATCCTGAGACATCAGATTCACCAGGCGAACAATGTTTTTCATTGAACATTTTCTTTCTCGCTCCACCTTTTGCTCCACCTATTGCCCCACCTTTTGCCTCAACCATCTTATTTATAATATAAATGATAGAAAATATTTAAAGTAATGAATTTTAATTCAAATAGTGATAATAATTATGGATCCTATTAATTTATGTGATAAGAAAAATCAAATTAATAATCTTTTACAAGATATTTTCTCTGAATACAATCGGATGAATGAAACTAAAATTCAATCAAAATGTGAAAATGATCTTGAATTAAGAAATATGATAGATACAATTCGTGATTTAGAAAAATCAGAAACTGAAAAAATGAAACAAAATGAAATACAAGAAAATGAAATTCGTTCTCTCAAAAAACAAATCCATGAATATGAAGAAATGATAAATTCTTTACAATCAAAACTTGAAATTGCATCTGAAGAAGAACAAGAAAATAATAAGTTTGATATGCTTCGGATACAAGCGAAAGAAATTACAATGAAAGATAGAGAAATTGAACGCTTACATGGATTAATTAAAAATCTTAAAGAAAAAGATAATAAATCATCAGAAAAAATTGATATCGTAATTGAACAAGTTTCACAAAAAGAAGTTGAATCTGTAACTATCGAAGAGAAACCCGTTCAAGAACCTGAGCCAGAGCTAGAACCTGTTCAAGAACCAGAGCCAGAGCCAGAACCTGTTCAAGAGCCTGAACCTGAACCAGAACCTGTTCGAGAATCAGAACCTGAGCCTGTTCAAGAACCTGTTCAAGAACCAGAGCCTGTTCAAGAATCAGATAAAGGTGATCGTTTAACGTTAACATATCGTAACAAAAAGTATTATATTTATGAAAATGAAAATCCTCAATATGTATATGAAAAATTAGACAATGGTGAAGTTGGAACTGTTCTAGGTGAAAGAACAATTAATCCAAAAAATGGGAGATACAGGACAAAATTACATTAATTAATTAACGACTTTTTAATAATTCAATATATTTTTCACTTATTTCTTCTTTTGTAGTTGTATTTTTAAATGTTGCGAAGAATCTTTTTGAATCTGTTAAATATAAATCAACGATAAAGGGATCAATATAATTTTTTTTACATACTGTTGAAGTATTATTTAATTTTTCAGCTGTTTTTTGTAAAGCTCCCTGAATATGTTTTTTCTTTTCATTTTCAGATGATTTTTTATCATTTTTCAAAAGTTCAGTAATAAATCCTAAATTCGCAACCCATGTCCTAAAATTCTTACTTGTAAAATTACCAAACTTTTTTAAATACCGATTTACATCTGTCGATTTTAATGTATACCATTTTTCACCTCTACGATATGAAAAAATAGGTTCATCCTTTTTAAATGTTCTCTTCTTAATTCTTAAATTTTTACTTAATCGTTTACTACGAGATTTACCTGTATTTATGACACCCTTTTTACCTATGAAATTTACAGTAACAACTTCACCTTTTATCTTAATATGCCTCGGTTCAAGTGTAGTTGCTCCAAATGAATTATTTTCATTTCTATATTTTTCACTACCAATTCTTATCCCACAATCAATAACTAACATTAATGCCATTGCGATTTGTTTATGTTTATTATCGCCCTCAGTATATAAATCTCGCTTAATTTGATTGTAAATTTTCTTATATGAATCACCAAATTCAATCATGTGTTTAAATTTTGTATTTTCACGTCTCTTTTTATAACGATCATTATATATATATTGTGGTCTCCCTTTTTCATCATATCCTATCGCTAAAACTTTTTCTAATTGATTTAAATTAATCTTTACATCGTTATAAGCTGGAGGGATATATAAGCCTTCTAGTAATCGTTTCGCAACTGATTTATCGATTGATTTATTCTGTTTGTCAAGATATTCATAATTATATTTTGTATTCCCCTTTGTATCAATTCGTTTTGATTTTATTCTACGAATAATATAATCTTTCATCTATTATTTCTTAGATTTTATTTTGTCTTAAACAATCATTATATCATGTTATCAAAAAAAATATATAATATTATGATATTTTTATAATTTTAATATATATATATATGAAAACTAAGCGTAAGCCAAGGAAAGTTAAGAGGAAGAATAAACCACAAAAGGCACGCGTTAAAAAAGAATTAGCACCAATATATATGGCATTATGTAATCAAGCTGTTCAATGTATGTTTCAAGATGAATCTAAAGTGGTTTTTACAGAGGAATGTGATATTTTATGGACAAGTGGATTCATAGAAAAAGGCGCGAAAAAAGGATTCAGACTTATTCAAAATGATAAATATCGATTAGATCCTGATTGTAATGGAGTCTGCTTATCCAATGCGATTATCATCTATGGAATCATTAATGAAGGTGGTTATCATAAATTAAGCCATCTTCAAAAATTATATTTATTCTTTGTAGATTATCTCAATCGCGCTGGAAATGATAAAGTGAAGCAAGAATTACCATTCGAATATGCTGTCAAAAAAATTGACAAAAAATTAGAAATCGCAAAAGCATATCACAAAAAAAAGGTAGATGAAAAAGCAAAAGCAAAAAGTATTAAAACAGCTCTGAAAAGTATCGATAAAATTAATATTGAACGTGCCGCAATAAAGGATAGATATGATAGTTGGCACAAAGAACTTGAAAAATATAAGGACGACATTGCGAAGAAGGAGGCAGGAAGTAGCAATTCTCCGCCAGCAACAGAGCTCGTTACGGAACAAGACTTCATCGCCTGGATGCAGGGGAATCCAACACCGCCACCTGAAATTCCTCGTGATTTAAGAGTTAATGTATGTGGTGATACAGATTGTGAGTTTATTACAGGGGACTATCCTGGATTCATTAAAGCTGCGCAAGGTGATGTTGATATTTCTAAAGTTATAGGGATATTTTGCGAAAATATGCTCTACGTATTTAAGGGAGTTATTTGGTTATTAATGAAAGAATTTAGTGAGGATAAAATAAAGACATATTCAAATGGAGTAGTCCCTAGACCATCTCCTGATAGTAAAAAAGTTCAACTAAATTTACCTATTCATTCATTAGTTGAGAATACAAATTGTGTAATGATCCCTTCCGCTGAAATATATAGGGATCCGGATACATATGAAGAAGAGGATGGGACATTAGATGAAGATGATAGATGGGTTTATACTAATATGAAACAAAATCGCTCTACAGATGAATATACAATGGATAAAGTCCCTGTTAAGGTTTTAAGAGATGATACGATGTATTTAACTGCTGATTTACATCGCTATACTGACCTTTTTACAATGAATCAATTTATAGAGGGAGAAGGCGTTCAACCTGTTTTAGAATATTTAGAACGGACATTTGAAACGTTAAGTAACGGTTTAAAAGTACCACAATTAAGGGAAGAAATATATAATTCTATCACTGAACACTGGTATGTATCACCATTACAATCCATTGAAGCTAATGTGGAACTCAACTATGATATGATGCCTCCTATTGGAGAGTTAGGAGCCATGAAAAAGCATAAAAAGAAGAATAAAAAAAAGCATAAAAAGAAGCCTAAGAAGAAGAGATCAAAGAAAAAGAACACTAGGAGATAAAATAATAAACAACTCTGTTCCATGATCACCACTTACGTTTCATAATCAAGATATTTATAATTATATTTTCTTTGTATTAATTAATATTGATTTAATATTATATAAAATTATTTCTTAGATTTTTTTCTTCTTTTATTTGTTCGTTTTGTTTTCTTTTGTAAATGTAATTTTTCTATCGGTGTATTCATAGCTTCATGATTTACTAAAACCCAATTGTTAGGTTCTTTTCTATTTTCAAAATTATAACCAAATAATCGCATTAAATCTCTATCAAACCCTTTTCTTCTAAATTTTAATTCATGAGGTCTTTTCTTCCCCCCTTCTTTATCTTTATGAGGATTACCATGAGTTAAATTAGGGAATGCATTTATTTCTAAACATTTTACTGATAAATCTTCCATTACCATATAATCTGAACCCCATATTTGATAAATTTTAGTAAGATCGGCTGGGAATGGTTTATTTATACAATCATTGTATTCATTAAGAATATCAGAAAATAATAAAGACATCTCGCGAATATTCTGAAATAAATTGCGAATCACAGTCTTATAAATCGGTAATTCAGATAATAATCCCATTAAGCGATCATCAACAATATTATATTCGCCTTCTTGATCTGGTTTCCAATGAGAAACATGAACATTTTTTCTCATTTGTTCTTTAGGAACAAAAATTTTATCTTTTGTATTCTTAACCGATAATGGATATACTTTATTTTTTTTCTTATCTTTCCCCTTATTGACATAACAATCCTGATAATCATATTTAACAGGGAAGATTGCTGAATAATATAAACAATCATTGTATAAATATGTTTCACCTGTTCCCATAGTTAATGAATAAACTCGTAAGATAAATTTTCTACCTTTTAATAAACGTGTATTTGTTAAACCTTCTTGTAAAATATATAAATGTTTTAAATCTTCCATGAAACAAGGTCCCTGAATTTGTTTAGGAATTGGTTGGATTGAAAATATGTTTAAATAATCATCATAAGTTGATAAAAGATTAATTCCTTTCCCATGAACACCAAAAACTTGTTTTAAAAACCATACTTTATTATCTTTAAAATCATCTTCAGTTAATCTATATTTTTTCCAATCCATAATTGTATGAGGTGCTAAATGAGTTAATCCTAATTTTTCTAATCGTTTATGCCACGTCCATAAACAATCAACCATTTCTGATAAACCTTTTTTCGGCCAGACTTTTAGTTTTGAATTTATATCAGGTTCTTTATGAATATCCCAATAGGAAAAATCTGAATATTCATCACGTAAAGCTTGTCTCCATCCCTTATTTTCTAACCATTTTATTAAATTTTTATTTCTATTAATGTGAAAACTCATATATATATATATATTTAAAAATAATATATAGTTGTATTTATAAATGTTATCTATTGTAAAGTCTTTATTCTTAGGATTCTTATCTAACCCATTGAATAATACTGAATTTATTAATCATCATAATTCTCTGAATTTATCGTATCAAGTTGGTGAAAATCAATTTATTGAAAGAGAATACAATAATGAATTTTATCCGAGTGAAAATCATATCCTATTCAATAATTCAACGAATGAAATTATAACTAATGATTCTCAACTCATTCCAGATTCAATTGATTGGAGAGACAATCATAAAGTATCTTCAGTAAAAAATCAAGAGAGATGTGGTGGTTGCTGGGCGTTTAGTTCGAGTGGAGCGGTAGAATCGGCATATGCAATAAAAAATAATATTTTGTATAATTTATCTCAGCAAGAATTATTAGATTGTTCTTATTTAAATCATGGATGTAATGGTGGAGCAATGGATTTGGCATTTCAATATATTATAAGGAATGGATTATGTACGAATTTATCATATCCTTATGAAGCTGAACGTGGATTATGTCAAAAAAGAAATTGTGAACCAGTTGTTCAAATAAAAAATTTCAGCGATGTTACACAAAATAATGAAACAGCATTGGCTCAAGCAGTATCAAAACAACCTGTATCTGTTGCGATACAAGCAAATAAAAGATCATTTCAAATGTATCAATCAGGAATTTATAATGATCCAGAATGTGGTACTCAATTAGATCATGGTGTTCTAGTTGTAGGATATGGAACTGATACAGATTTAAATATGAGTTATTGGATCATAAAAAATTCATGGGGACCAGAATGGGGGGAAAATGGATATATAAGAATAGCAAAAGATATAGAAGATGAAAGAGGACAATGTGGAATCGCAATGGATCCAAGTTATCCAATAGTTTAATCATTAAGATCCATTAATACTTCTCGTTTCAATGAATATTTCTTTTCAACTTTTCGTTTACTCTTAATGAAAAGTAATAATTTCTTAGCTTCTTCTTCAGAATTAAAATATTCACGAAAACATTCTGCTAAAAATTTATTTGTTAATCCCTCATAAGAATTATTAATTTGAGGAGTAATACTTGTTTGTAGAGATTGAATATTAAATTTAGGTAGAGATTCTTTTTCCTTATTTTGAATATCTAATTCATGTAGAATTTCATGACTTAGTTTATCTTTGATTTCTCTAATAGTTTTACTTTTTGTATTGTATTCTTTAATTTTATCATCACATTGAACCCATTGAACAATTTTTTGATTCATTTTTGCTTTGAATGTAGTAATAGAATATTATTTTAATCAAATTTTTAAAAATAACAGATTTTCAAATTCAAGCATAAGATTACAAATACAGCTATCACGATGAAGGCGATAATCATAGATGCTCCTATAAAATAAGGATACAATTGTTCTAAGACTTTATCAACAATAGGTTTAATAATATCATTATTGATAGAATTTATATTTTCTTCTTTATTAATTTCTGATTTTATCGATTGTAATAATTTTGATGTGATTACTTCAAATGACATCTATTTAATAATGTTAAATTATCTTTCTTTTTAAACTTATAAATTTGATTAATTGATTTAAAATTTAATCAATCAAAAATATATATATCCTATGGGTATTAAAAGTTTGACTCAACTTATTAAACAAAAATCACCCGATTCTATTCAACATGTAAATCTCTATACTCTTAAAGATAAAAAAGTTGCTATCGATATTAGTATTCTATTGTATAAAAGTTTAATTAATGTAAGATATAATGGAGATTATTTGAGAAATAAAGATGGTAAAATTATAAGTCATATTCAAGGTATTTATACAAAAACGGTTCAATATTTGTCATTAGGTATTATTCCTATTTATATTTTTGATGGGAAACCACCGCCTGAAAAAAAAGAATGTATTCAAGAAAGGAATAAAAAGGCTCAAGAATGCAAAGAAAAAATGGAATTAACTGATAATATTCAGGAAAAACAAAATCTAGAAAAAGGAACTGTTCGTATTAAAAAAGAATATATTGATGATCTAAAACAATTATTTAATCATATGGGTGTATCTTATTTTCATCCTGATGGTGAAGCTGAAGCTTACGCATCTGAATTATGTAGAATAGGATATGTTCATGCTGTAATTACAGAAGATATGGATACATTAGCATATGGTTGTCCTCTATTAATTCGTAATTGTATTGATAAATCGTTAAGAAGACCTGATATTATTACAACATTTAATTTTCAAAAGATGATTGAAGATTTTAAAATGACACATGAAGAATTTATTGATATGTGTATTTTATGTGGTTGTGATTATTGTCCCACAATTCCTAAAGTAGGATCTGTCAGAGCATTTAAAAATATTTTAGATTATAAAACAATTGAAAATTATATAGAATCTGGTAAATCACCTGAAATATCAGAAGAATTTAAATTAAAATATCCAGTAGCGAGAAAATTATTTACTATATTCAAAGATAAAATTGATATTGATAATTTGCCGATATATTGTTCAGAATATAATTCTGAAAATTTATATAACTTTTTAGTTCATGATTGTTCCATGTCAGAAAAAAGAGTTCAAAATTCCTTTAAGAAAATTAACTATAAATAAATTTATTATTCATAAGTATAGATGAAGAATATAACAGGTCTATTATTAATAGGCGGTATAATTTATATCTCATTTCAAATAAAAAAACAAAGTACACGTAATTTAATCCTAATTATCACTGGATTACTCGCCTTTTGTATGTTTACTAAAGAAGGGTTTTATATTCCGAATACCACCGAAAACGGTGCGGAGAAAGGGACAGGACAGGGGGATGGGTGGTCTGCCGACGAAAACGGTTCCGATTGGAAAATTACAGTAATTGAAGGGGAAGAAGAAGGAAATATCTATTATATTTCTGGAACGGATTTTACAGCTTTAAGTGAGAGCACAGAAGGTAAAACAAATTTAAAACCTGAGACTAACCCTCCCACTAATATTACTTGTAAATTATCAAATTCTGAAAATGGGGTTGTAGGTTGGTCCGATAATTTTAATAATCAAGATGTTGTTCTTAATGGTTCAAATATAACAAATATATTAAAATGTACACCCGGTGTGAGTACAGGGGG